TAATGAAAAAGATTACAAAAAGAAGTAATTTGCATACACTTGTACAACACTATAAAGAATCTCATGATTTTAAAAAACTTAGAGACACTACAAAACGAGACTATCAAGTCAATCTTAATCGAGCATTAATTACAAAAGTAAATGATAAAACGATTGCTAATTACAAATTAAACGAGTTATCTCGCTCTGTTTTTAAACAAGGCTATGATGAATGGCTAAATAAAGGCATTAGAACAGCCAACTATACACTTTCTGTGCTTCAAAAGGTATTCAATTATGGTAAAGAGTTAGAATTGATTACTGATAATCCAACGATAGGCATTACAAGGGTCAAAGAAACAAATCGAAAGGTAATTTGGACACCAGAACAAGTAAAAATCTTCTTAGATCATGCTTATTCAAACTGGAAGACAGTAAATATAGGGCTAATCGTGCATATGGCGTATTCTTTTGGGCAACGCATAGGAGATATACGAGAATTGCAATGGTCAAACATAGATTTTGAAAAAGAAGAATTAAATTTAGAACAATCTAAAAGAAGAGCAAAAGTTCATCTACCAATCTACGATAAAAATCTTATGAAAATGCTGTGGGAGCAAGTCGAAAGGTTTGGAGAGGTATCTCAGTATGTTGCACCCTCTCTTGTACCTAACAGTTCTGGTTATAAGCCCTACTTAAAAGCAGAAATAGCCCGACATGTTAATAGAATTAAGAGAGAGTGTAACTTGCCTCCAGAGTTATACGCATCTGATATGAGAAGGACTGCGATTACAGAGATGGTTGAATCTGGAAAGGATATAGCTTCTATTATGAGTGTTTCTGGTCATCAGAATCCTAGTTCCTTAAAACCTTATCTCAAACACACACTAAAATCTGCTCTAGTTGCCTTATCTGACAGAAAAAACCTGTGGTAGTTTTATCACTACATAAAATTATTTACAAATAGACCCCTTTACAAATTAAATTTAATTTTTTAATTACCCCGAAGGGGTCTTGTTAACATTAAATGGAACATAAAATGAATATCTTAACATTTATTGAAGATCTAACATTAAATGAATCAGAAAATGTTAGAGTAAATTGTCCTTCTTGTGGAGGTAGAAGAACCTTAACGGCAATAAAGATGGATGGTACAATAATTTTTAATTGTTACAGAGTAAGTTGTAACATAAAAGGTGCTGTAAAAGCTGGCTACACAAGACAAGATTTAGAATTTATTCTCAAGAAAAGAAGTCCATCAGACCTAGAAAACAAATCAGACATCTTTATGTATCCTGAGTATGTATCTTATGATATTGACAACTCTCTCATGGATTCTTTTATTACGAAATGGGGTCTTGATGAAGTATCTTTATCTTACGATGTTAAAGACAAAAGAGCTGTGTTTCCTATTCGTAATGATTCTGGTATTTTAATTGATGCAATTGGTCGTACTTTGAATAATGGATATCCAAAATGGTTGAGATATGGTTCAAATGCAGACTATTATATTTCAAGAAAGGACAATAACACTGTTGTAGTTGTTGAAGACATACTTAGTGCAATCATAATTTCTAAAATCTGTAATGTGAATGGCATGGCTCTTTTGGGAACAAATCTTTCCGAGAAAACTAAGTATAAATTAAAAGAATATAAAAAGGTATTAATTGCTTTAGATCCAGATGCAAAAAAGAAAACAATTAAATACACCAAGGAACTTAAAGCTGAACATCCTTGTGTATTTGCAGTGTCTTTAAAAGATGACCTTAAATATAAAGTAGAGGAGGATATAATAAAAGTCTGTCACTTACTCTGACTATGATGTTGGTGAGAGGGTCAGAGCAAGTGATAAGTATTTGTACAACATATAAAAAAATAAAGCAAGATTGGGGACTAACATGGAACTAACATTACTTAAATCATTAATGAATAAAGATTTCTACGAAAGTTATAAAAGTAAACATCTAAATAGTTTATTTACTAATAATGTAAAAAGAATAAAGATTACATTAGATGCAGCGATGTCTAAGTATAATCAATCTATTACAACAAAAGAGTTAGAAGGTCTTTTCTTCTCAAACAATCCTACAATTACAACTTCTAACAAAGAAGTATTTCAAAACTTGTTTTATAAATTAGATAAGGAACAACTTATGACTCCTGAAGTTACGAAGGATGTTTTATCTAATTTGTTTAGGCAAAGTTTGGGTGAGCAAATAAGTAATCTAGGCTTTGATTATTTGAATGGTACTGTTGAAACACTTGAGCCTTTAAGAAATCTAATTGAAACCCATAATGATGATTTCATGCCTTCAATGAACATTGAATGGGAAGATATTTCTTTAGATACAATAGCTAAACTAAATAGTCTAGAGACACAATGGAAGTTTAATATTCCATCGTTAAGTAAAAGGATTGAAGGAATTAATAAAGGTCATTTAATAATTATCGGTGCTAGACCTAACATGGGCAAAACCAGCTTTCATGCTAGTTTGATTGCTTCTCCTGGGGGGTTTGCTCACCAAGGAGCAAAGTGTTTAATTTTAACAAATGAGGAAGCATACTATCGAGTTGTTCAAAGATACATATCTGCTGCCAATGGTGTAAAATGGGAGACAATAGAAAAGGATACAGATAACTACAAAGAAAAGTATGCTTCTGTAAAAGCTAATATACATTTTAAAGACTCGACAGGCAATGACTTAGCTTGGGTTGAACAAGTTGTAAAATCAGAAAAACCAGACGTTGTAGTTTTAGATATGGGGGATAAGTTTGCTACTAAAACTTCCGACAAATCTGATGTCTACTTAAAAGATGCAGCGATCCATGCAAGAAATATTGGAAAACAATATGGTTGTGCAATCATCTGGATGTCTCAGTTATCGGCAGAAGCAGAGGGTCGCTCTTATTCCTTAAATCAATCTATGTTAGAAGGATCAAAAACAGGTAAGGCAGCTGAGGCGGATCTTATGATTCTTATAGGTAAAAGAGAAGACGCTACCGAAGACGATGAGCAAAGTCCAATTAGATACCTTATTATAGCTAAAAACAAATTGAAAGGAGGATGGCATGGCAATATTACAGTAAATTTAGACGGAGAAACTTCAAGATATACAGCATAGAGGTGAGAGCATGCGATTAGTATTAGATGTTGAAAACACAACAATAAAAAAACATAATAAACTACATTTAGATCCTTTTGAAAATTCAAACACATTAACGATGGTTGGAGTTGTTGATGTAGACAAATCCAATGATTATAAAATATTTACTTTTGATCATGATGAAATAGATACACCAGATGATCCAAAGGAACTTCAATCCATTCTAGACAAGACAACTCTTTTAATTATGCATAATGCACAGCATGATCTTCAGTGGCTTTGGTGTTGTGGTTTTAAATATAATGGAGAAGTATTTGATACGATGCTCTGTGAGTATGTGTTCCTTCGAGGATTAAAACAACCTTTATCCTTGGCAGAATGTTCGAAAAGATATGGCTTAGATCAAAAGAAGGATACGCTAAAAACTTACTTTGAGAAAGGGTACACAACTAAACAGATTCCTTATGCAGAACTTTGTGAATATCTGGAATATGATTTAAAAATTACTAGAGATTTGTACATATGTTTAATTGAAGAGTTGAAAACCAAAAGAAGTTCACCTTTAACAAACATAATAGATATTACAAATAATGTTTGTAAAGTTTTGACTAAAATGTACATCAATGGTTTTAAAGTTGATATGGAGGTTCTTCAAGAAGTTAAAAGTGAATTTGAAAAAGAACGATCTGAGCTATTAGAATGGCTACATAGGAAGATAAAAGAGCTTATGGGAGATACTCCTTTAAACTTAAATTCACCTGAACAAGTATCACAAATAGTTTTTTCTAGAAAGATTAATAATAAAAAAACATGGGGTGAAGATTTATTTAGGAAATGTAGAGAAACTCCTTGGAGAAAAAATATAATATTTAGAAAAATTGTGAAGGAAAACTCAAAAATAATATTCAAAACAAAAGCGTCTACTTGTGAAATCTGTAAAGGTGCGAAGTTTGTTTACAAAGTTAGAAAAGACGGAACCAAGTTTAAAAAACCTAATAAATGTAAAAACTGTGATGCCTTGGGTTATACTTTAGAACAACTTGATGAAATAGCAGGTTTAAAATTTACACCTTTAAATAAAAAATGGGTGTCAGCTTCTGGATTTAATACATCGAAAGATATCTTAGAGCTTTTAGAAACTAAAGCTAGAGCTATAAATTATAAATTAGCTGAAGAGTTTTTAAATAAGTTAAGAAGATATTCTGCTCTAGAGAGTTA